CTCCAGGAAGCAGCAGACAGCATCCATCAGCTGGATGACCTGGTGCAGGAGTTTGACAATGGGGTGATCCAAATCAGCCCAGCCCTGACAGTTTTCGAGAAGCTGAGCAAGACAGTGATCACCCTGGGCAGCAAGCTTGGCCTTTCACCAGCGGACCGGGAGAAGCTGGCATCCTTTGCCAGGATCGAGAAGGAGCAGGATGATCCCTATGAAACACTGAAGAGATCCAGCGGGTGACAGCTTCCGAGGAATACATCACCCAGGTGCTGGATGGCACCATCACAACCAACCAATGGATCAAGGCTGCCTGCCAGAGGCACCAGGATGATCTGAAGGATGGTGACAAGCGCGGGCTCTACTTCGACCAGGAAGAGGGTCAGCGCTTTGTGGCTTTCTTCGAGCGCTTCCTTCACCACAGCAAGGGGCAATGGGCAGGCCAGCCATTCACCCTGCTTCCCTGGCAGCAGTTCATGATCACCAGCCTCTTTGGGTGGAAGAGATCTGATGGCACCAGGAGATTCCGCACCCTGTTCTGCGCAGTGGGGAGGAAGAATGGCAAGAGCGCCCTCTGCTCTGGATTGGGCTTGGCCCTGCTGGACTTCGACCAGGAGCCAGGGGCTGAGGTGTATTGGGCAGCAATGAAGAGGGACCAGGCCAGGATCTGCCATGTGGAAGCAGAGCGCATGGTGAAGGCCTCACCTCATCTCAAGAAGCGCATTGGCATCCACAGGAACAATCTGCATGTCAAGGCTACAGGCAGCAAGGCTGAGCCACTGAGCTCCGATGCTCGCAGCCTGGATGGTCTGAGCCCACACTGTGCTGTCATTGATGAATACCATGCGCACAAGGATGCGGAGATCTTCCATGTCCTGAAGTCTGCCACAGGTGCCAGGTCCCAGCCCCTGGTGGCCATCATCACCACAGCTGGCTTCAACATTGATGGGCCATGCTTCCACTTCCAGAAGACCTGCCAGGATGTGCTCCAGGGACTGAAGCAGGATGATTCCCTCTTCCCACTGATCTACAGCCTGGATGAGGATGATGATTGGACCGATAAGAGCACCTGGATCAAGGCCAACCCATCCTTGGGGACCAGCATCAGCATGAGCTACCTGGAAGAGCAATTCAACCAGGCCACCAACTATGGCAGCACCGAGGAAGCCAACTTCAAGACCAAGCACCTGAATGAATGGGTCAGCAGCTCTGATGTCTGGATCAAGGATCAGGATTGGATGGCCAGCGGCTCTGAGCCCATCGACATTGACCCCAAGGATCTGACCTGGTATGGGGGCCTGGACTTGGCATCCGTCTCAGACTTCTGCTGCCTGGTCCTGGTGGCTGAGATGCCAGATGGCAGGATGCTGACCCGCAGATTCTATTGGCTGCCTGAATCGGCCTGGGAGCACCGCATGGACAGAGAGGAGAGCAGCATCCACATGGAGATGCTTGATCTGCCCTATTTCCACCTGACCCCAGGCAATGTGACTGACTACAGCCATCTGCGCAGGACCATCTCAGGCTACTATGTCCAGGATGGTGTGGTGAGGCATGACAGCAGCTGCATCATGGATCAGTACCAGGTATCGAGCATCAGCTTTGACAGATGGAACAGCTCCACCCTGGTCACCCAGCTGACAGGGGATGGGGTGCTCATGGCTCCCATTGGCATGGGCTATGCCAGCCAATCAGCACCGCTCCGAGAGCTGGAGCGCTTGATCCTGGAGAAGCAGCTGGTCCATGAGGGTGATCCTGTGCTGCGGTGGATGGTGCGCAATGTGATGATCCAGCGAGATCCAGCAGGCAATGTGAAGCTGGACAAGAGCAAGGCAGGGGACAAGATTGATGGGGTGATGGCTCTGAATTGCGCTGTGGCTGAATGGATGACCAGGACAGCTGCAGATCCGGATGAGATCCCAGATGACTACTTGATCAGGACCCTATGAGCTACAATCCAGATGACCCCAGCATCCGCTTGATGCGGAAGCTCTCTACCAGGGAGGGCTTCATTGATGAAGTGTACACCAGGCTGCCAATCCACAGATCAATGGTGGATGCGTATTGGGCGGTGGAGTATGACCACATGAGCTTCTTTGATCGGCCCAGGTACAGCGGCCATGAGAGCTTCAAGACCCAGCTCAGCAAGGCCAGGAAGAAGCGGTTCAGTCCTTGATGCAGCGGATAGAGTGCCCTACTCGCAAATCTGGTTCATTTCCAAAAAAGTTAATGCTGGGCCCACCTCCGAGATCATTGGTGAGCATAAAGGCAGAAATGACGGGGAGTTGGTTGAAACCTCCTGGATAATAAGCCCAAAACCAAGTTGCAGAACCAGCCTGAGTATAATAGCCATTCTGCATCCGACGACCTGCCGGTTCAGCATCAAACCCCAGTAGATCGAATCCATTTCCATATTGTAGCAATGTGTCGGTCCGCCAATCATCAGTTGACTTCAATACATCGTTAATCCCTTGTCCTCCGAATTCCACAAGGCCCAAGCTGTTTATTTCGTCAGACAGATTGCCCCAATCCAAGGGACTGGCAACATGCCAGTTGGGAGGGCACATGCCTCGCTCATCAATTACAGCAAAAGCGTTGTACAGGCGTCCGTATTTGGCGAGGGATTCATTTTCATTGCAAGGGTCTATGGTTGGACTGAAATGAAAGCATGATGAATCAGCCAATGAGCCATATATGCTGGATGCAGCAGTTCCAAGCCAAGGAAAGGCGCCACCTGGAATAACCCATGTGTCTGCCCATGCTGCATTGTCCAGGGTGTGTGTAATTGAATCACCATTCGTGAAAAATTCAGTTTGAAGGTTTTCTTCAAACCAGCATTGGTCGCCAATCGCCACGGTTTGATAGGCGTATCCGAAATATTCCAGATCATCACCGCAGCTCCAAGGAGGACAGGCAATGGAATCGCCAACACACGGGTCTTCGCAGTCAATGATACCATCTCCATCCTGATCGAGGTTCTGACCAAAAACACCGAGGAATTGAACCAAATCGGAAACGCCAATGGAGAGGTCGCCGTCGGCATCGAAGCCAACGGTAGGGCAATCTTGTGCTTGGATTGCTGATGAACAAAGGCATCCAACCAAGATCAGGCCCAGCAGAAGTAGCTTGTTAAACATGTCTTAAGATAACCAATGTTGCCAGGGGTTACCAGAGGCCACATCCCCTTTGGGGACTTTCGCTGCCATGAGTATTCTCACCCGCATCCTGGGCTTGGGCTCCAAACCATCTGCAAATCCATCTGAGGAGCGCGGCCAATATGTGGCCCCTTCCAGGTTTGCAGCATACCTGGGCCTGGGCACCAAGGCTGGGGTGAGCGTATCAGAGGAGGGCTCAATGGCCCTCTCTGCAGTGTACAGCTGTGTGAGGCTGATTGCCTCCAGCATGGCCACCCTGGATCTGCATCTCCACCGGGTCAATGGCACCCAGCGAGAGATTGCCCAGGATCACCCCATCTACCAGCTGATCAACAGCACACCATCTGAGACCAGGACAGCCTTTGACTTCTGGGAGCTGATCATCTCAGATGCCCTGCTGCATGGCAGGGGCTTTGCCTTGATCGAGCGAGGAGAGCGGACCGGAAGACCTGTCCAGCTCCACCTGCTGACAGCATCCAAAATGCAGCAGCACATCACTGATGGCCAGGTGACCTACACCCACCAGGACATGCCGGATCACATCTTCCCTGAAGATCTGCTGATCATCAGCTGCTTCCGAGGGATCTCACCCATCAAGCAGCACATGGAGGGCATTGGCCTGGCTATGGCTGCACAGGAGTTTGCTGCCAGGTACTATGGATCAGGTGGCAATGTGGGTGGGGTGCTGTCCACTGATCGCAGCCTGACCAATGAGCAGTATGAGCGGCTGAGGCAATCCTGGCAGATGACACATGGTGGCCTGGGCAATGCTCATGAGGTGGCCATCCTGGAGCATGGCCTGAAGTATGAGCCCATGAGGGTCAGCATGGCTGAGAGTGAGTACATCAAGGTGAGGGTGCATGGAGCCCAGGAGGTGGCCCGGATCTTCCAGGTGCCAGGGTCCATGATCGGCCTGGATGCCAATGTCAGCTACAATGGAGCTGAGCACCAAGATCTGCAGTATGTGAAGCACACCTTGCTGCCCTGGTGCAGACGGATTGAGGATGAGATCACTGCCAAGCTGCTCCGGGAGGGAGAGCGAGGCCAGGTCATCCCTCGCTTTGATCTGAACAGCCTGCTCAGAGCTGACAGCTCCAGCCGCTCCGAATTCTACCAGAGCGCTCTCCAATCAGGATGGATGTCCATCAATGAGGTGAGGGCCAAGGAAGACATGAATCCCATTGGACCATCTGGGGATCTCCACCTGGTCCAGGTCAATCAGCTGCCTGTGAGCTCCATCCAGGGCTATGCAGATAGCATTACCAATACCAATCATCAACGATGAACGACGAAACCAAAGAACACCAGGAGCTCAAGCATGAAGAGCTCCAGGTTGAGCGCAGGTACCTGTCCATGAATGTGGAAGCGCGGGAGGCAGAGGAGGGCTCTGGGAAGACTGTGGAGGGATATGCAGCTGTATTCAACACAGATGCTGACTTGGGAGGCTTCACTGAGCGCATTGAGCCAGGTGCTTTTGATGCAGCCCTGGAAGATCCCAAGCTGGATGTGGCAGCTCTCTTCAATCATGACCAGAACCAGATCCTGGCCCGGAATCGAGCGGGTGAGGGCAACCTGGAGCTGTGGACTGATGAGAAAGGGCTGAAGTACAGATTCCAGCTGGGTGATCAGAGCTATGCTCAGGATCTGGCCATCAATCTCCGGATGGGCTTGGTCAATCAGAGCAGCTTTGCCTTCAGCATCAAGGAGGATGAATGGAGCATGCGAGATGGCAGGGATCACCGCACCATCAAGTCTGTGAACCTCCACGATATCTCACCAGTGGTCTTCGCTGCCTATGGCGAGGAGACGGCTGCCAGCATACGATCCCAGCGACAAGAACCAACCAAAGAGCCTGCTGTGACTTCCTCCAGGGATCGAGCTCAAGCGCAGCTGGCCATCTACAATCTGACAACATGAAAAACAGTCTGAAATTGAAGGAGCAGCGGGCCACACTTGTGGAAGAGCTCCAAGCAGCTGTGGATCTCGCAACCTCTGAGGATCGAGACTTCACGGAAGCTGAAGAAACCCGCCAAGCAGAGATCCATGAAGAGGTGAAGGCCTTGGATGGAAAGATCACCAAGGCAGAAGAGACCGAGCAGATTCTTCTCCGCAATGCTGCTGTGGTCGCTCCGGCTGCTGCAGAGGCAAAGGAGAAGCAAGAGGTGCGAGGCCGCTTCAGCATCAGCAAGGCCATCAGTGACATTGTGAACAAGGGCCAGCTTGATGGCTTGGAAGCAGAGATGGCCCAGGAAGGCCGCTCTGAGATGGCTCGCTTTGGCAAGACCAGCCGAGGCAACCTCACCATCCCTTCCTTCCTCATGGAGGGCCGTGCCAATGAGCCCTATGGTGATGCCAGCTCTCCTGGCAACAGCGTGACCCTTCAGGGGCAGGGATCTCACCTCATCGGGAAAGATGTCCAGCCGCTGGTGGAGGGATTGCGCCCTGTGCCTGTGATTGAGCGCATGGGGGCCACCCGCATTGCTGCCACAGGTGATGTGGTGCTGCCTGTGCTTCCCAATGAAGCTGCCACCACCACGAATGAGGGAGCGACCGTCGCCAACATTGATGGAGACTTCAGCAGCGTGACCTTGAGCCCTGAGCGCTTTGCCATGCGCATGGACCTGACCCGCCAGCTTCTGGTGCAGTCTGCAGCCAACCTGGACAGTGTGATCCAGGCTGACATGTCCAATGCCATTGCCAATGCCCTGGACAAGAAGATCATTGGTGACATCTTCAGCCAGCTGGCCACTGCCAGCAGCATCACTGATGGATCTGTCACTTCCACCACCGTGTGCACCGCCACTGACTTTGCGGATCTGACCAGCCATGAAGGTGGCTTCCTCAGCCAGAATCCTGCTGGGCAGAACTTGGCAATGCTCATGGACCCCACTATGGCATCCTACCTGAAGGGGGTGGAATCCAGCGCTGGGGGACAGGTGGCCAACCTGAACAACAGTGTCCTTGGCTTCCCGGTCTTCACCTCAACCAATGTGGAGACCCAAAGTGTGGTGGCCAAGACCTACTTCAGCGGCATCAGCTCAGCGACCAACACCACCACGGTGCGCCCAATCTTCTTCCTTGACCCAGCAGATATCTTCTATGCCACCTTCGGCAATTTGGATGTCACGATTGATGGATTTACGGAGGCACACAAGGGGGTGGTCCGCTTGATTGCTGACTACTATGCTGATGGTGCGATTCGTCGCACAGGCTCAGGCCGCATCCTCGCTGGCTTGACTGCCAACGCTACACCTGCAGCCTAAGCTGAATTGAATCCTTGATGGAGAAGGGGCTGGCAATATGGCTGGCCCCTTCATCCTCACATCCACCCCAGCCATGAAACTTGACAGAACAGCAGCCACTACCTACACCGATGTGATCAGCCTGGCAGAAGCCAAGGCTCATCTGCGGGTGGACCATTCCACGGATGACACCCTGATCACCACCCTGATCAACACAGCAGGAGAGGTGGTGGAGGAGTACACAGGAACCTTCCTGAGCAGCTGCAGCTTTGTCTACTATGCCGATCACTTCAGCAGTGTGATGAAGATCCATGCTGGTCCTGGGGTGCGGATCTCTTCTGTGAGCTACATCAAGGATGATGGCACCACCCAGACCTGGAGCAGCACCTATTGGCATGCTGATGTGGAGAGCTACCCCATGCGGATTCAGTTTGAGGAGCTGCCCACAGAAGTGGATGACCGGGTGCATGCTGTCAGGATCAGCGGTGATGCTGGATACACCACTGTGCCCTCCGCTCTCAAGAGTGCCATGCTTCTGATCATTGGCCACCTCTATGAGCACCGGAA